CGATGGAGGGTTACACCTACTTCTTCACGTATGAGGAAACTATTCCACATCGTAAGAGCGAATTCTGGGGTCTGCCCGCATCTATGGGCGCGGATCTCTCGCAAGGTGATGACTTCTGTGCATTCACACTGTTGTTCCCACTTGGTGGTGAAAAGTATGGTGTGAAGACCCGGAGTTATATTACAGAACGTACTCTGAATCTACTTCCTGCCGCTATGCGTCAAAAGTATGAGGAATTCATCAACGAGGGTAGCCTTCATATTATGCCAGGCACTGTTCTGGACATGATGGAGGTCTATGACGACCTTGAGGCGTTCCTCATTCAGAACGAATACGATGTTCGTACTCTCGGCTTCGATCCATACAACGCCAAGGAGTTTGTGGCGAGGTGGGAAGCTGAGAATGGTCCGTTTGGTATAGAGAAGGTTCTTCAGGGAGCCAAGACAGAGTCTGTTCCGCTTGGTGAACTCAAGAAGCTCAGTGAAGATCGGATGCTTATATTTGATCAGCAGCTCATGATGTTCGCAATGGGTAATGCAATCACACTCGAGGACACAAACGGTAACCGGAAGCTTCTTAAGAAGCGACAGGACGAGAAGATCGATAATGTGTCCGCACTTATGGACGCATACGTGGCCTACAAGCTTAACAAGGAGACGTTCGAATGATTGGAGGTGATCTATGACAACCGTTGGAAGCCGACTTAAGCATGCGTGGAATGCCTTCACAACTCAAGAGCAGCGTGATCGGAATCAAGCGTATCGAGACTACGGCGGCTCCATTGGAACTCGCCAGGACCGCGGCCGGTCCTACATGTCGAGCGAGCGTTCTATCATCGCCTCAATCTATGCTCGTCTGGCAATTGATATTGCTCAGATTGAGCTCTATCACTGCCGGGTTGACGATGAACGACGTTTTCTTGAAGGCATTGACAGTGGATTGAACAACTGTTTGACTGTCGAAGCCAACATGGACCAAGCAGCACGAGCATTTAGACAGGACATTGCTCTTACAATGCTCGAAAAGGGTGTTGCTGCTATTGTTCCAGTTGATACTTCCATTAGTCCTCTATCTAGTGGTGGTTACAACATTCTTACCATGCGTGTTGGGGATATTGTTCAGTGGTACCCCAAGCACGTCAAGGTCAGTCTGTATAATGAAGAGAAGGGTGCTCGAGAAGAGATCACTCTACCGAAGACGATGATTGCTATCGTCGAGAATCCGCTCTATTCCGTGATGAATGAGCCGAACTCAACTCTTCAGCGACTGATCCGCAAGCTTAACATGCTGGATGCAGTTGATGAACAGTCTGCCTCCGGTAAGTTGGACATCATTGTCCAAGTTCCATACGCAATCAAGTCTGAAGCCCGCAGAACGCAGGCGGATCAGAGGCGAAAGGATCTTGAGTTCCAACTCAAGGATAGTAAGTATGGTATTGGACAGATTGATGCGACTGAGAAGATAACTCAGCTCAATCGTCCAGCAGAGAACAATCTTATGGCCCAGGTTGAGTACTTGACCGACATGCTTTATGGTCAGTTGGGGCTCACAGAAGAGATTATGAACGGCACCGCAGACGAGAAGACGATGATCAACTATTGGAACCGGACGATTGAACCGGTCCTTACTACCATCGTCGAAGGTATGCGTCGTACATTCCTGACAAAGACGGCAAGATCACAAAAGCAGTCGATCTTGTTCTTCCGGGATCCGTTTAGGCTTGCATCTATTGGTGACATTGCAGAGATCGCGGACAAGTTCACTCGTAACGAGATTCTTTCGTCCAATGAGATCCGTTCTGTTGTCGGATTCAAGCCCTCTAAGGAGCAAAAGGCCGATAAGTTGGTCAACAGTAACATGCCTCAGGCTGATACTGGTGTTGACGCAGGAACTGCACCCGACGAGGCGCAGCTAGACGCAGATCTGGCTGAGTTTGGTGTGGGGGTCGGCGATGCTCCTACCTGATGGCACGCTTCTCATCACGATGGATAGTGACGGAATGGCTCATGCCTATGATCCAGTCAAAGCACATGAGTACTATGTCCGCACGCGCGAACTGAAGGGTCGGAAGAAGGGCCAGGCAAAGCCACCTGCCGCTGCGAAGAAAGCTGCTTGGGATAACTTCCTGAAGGAGCTTCCTCTTGCACAGGAAGGTATGCCGCTAGCCGACGTCGAAAAGTTCGTTAAGTCGTTGAGAGGTAAAACCGACGATCAACTCAAGGAAGAGATCAAGAGACTTACGGCAATCGATGCCAAGTCGGCTAACCCGTCTCCTAAGGGCGGCCTGGAAGCAATGACTGTTCAGAAGATCCTTAGCAATAGAGCTGGAAAGGCTAAGGCTCCTCGAAAGAGTAAGCGGTCACCTAAAGAACGCGCTGCTCAGCTTAACAACGTCAAGAGAGCCATCGTTAGCATCAAGTCTAACCTTAGAAAGCTTGAACGTGAGCTTAAGCAGGCAGAGGCGGAGTCTAGAAAGACCGCCGCAAAGGCTAAGAAGGGTCCGACTCGTGCCGATAAGGCCGAGACGTCCAGAGAGGCCAAAAAGTACCGCGCTAAAAACCAGCAGAAGCTCAAGAGTAAGGGCCGTGCTGGTGATACAAAGAAGGGGTCGACCAAAAAGCAGGACCCAGTTGCGACTCTGAAGCAAAAGATTACTGAAGCAAAGGGTGCTTTGGCGATTGCAGAACAAAGACAGCGAGAGCTGTCCGGGTCCTAAAGGGCCGACATCCAACTGAAAGGAATGTGTCAAAATGGGAGCAGAAGTCACTAAGTGTGACGACCTGCTTATCGGAGGCAGCCTTATGCACTCCGAGGAGCGGGAGCCCGACTTCAGCGGTTGGGCCACAAAGGCCGGTCTCAAGTGCACTGACGGTCGGACCATCATGCCCGATGCCTTTAAGCATCAGGATAAGGCCATTGTGCCTCTTGTCTGGCAGCATTGTCACGACGAGCCGACCAATGTGCTCGGCCATGCGGTTCTTGAGAATCGACCGGATGGCGTTTACGCCTATGGTTACTTCAACGGGACCACTACCGCTGAGCACGCAAAGACTCTCGTTCAGCATGGCGATATTTCGTCGCTGTCGATCTTTGCCAACAAGCTCGTGGAGAAGGCGTCCAACGTCATCCACGGTGTCATCCGCGAGGTTAGCCTTGTGATGGCAGGCGCCAATCCTGGTGCCGTTATTGACAACCTGTCTGTTCAGCACGCTGACGGTGAGCCCGTCGAGCTGGAAGATGAGGCAATCATCCACACTGGTCTGGATCTCGAGCATGAGAACCTGACTGGCGAGGACGATGATGACGATGATGACGACGGCATTGAGCACGAGGACGGCCCGACGGTTCAGGACGTCTATAACTCCATGTCGGACGAGCAGAAGAACGTTGTCAACTACATGGTTGGCGCCGCTCTTGAATCTAAGAAGGGTAGTGCCGAGCATTCTGCCGGCGACGATGATGATTCCAACGGAAAGGGAGGACTCCGGATGTCCCGGAATGTCTTCGAGGAGAAGAAGGGCAAGAAGGACGACACCCCGGCAGAGCACTCTCTGAGCCATGACGACATGAAGCTTATTGCCGCTGATGCGGTGCGTCGTGGTTCGCTCAAGGAGGCCGTCGAGGATTACGCGCTGAAGCACGGTATCGACAACATCGATATCCTCTTCCCGGACGCGCGCAATGTCACCAACACCCCTGAGTGGGACAAGCGTCGCACTGAGTGGGTCGCTGGTGTTCTCAGCGGTACGAAGCACTCGCCGTTCTCGCGGATCAAGTCCATCGTTGCCGATATTACGCACGACGAGGCTCGCGCGCGTGGTTACATCAAGGGCTCGCTGAAGAAGGAAGAGTTCTTTGGTCTGGTGTCCCGAGTGACGACCCCGTCCACGGTCTACAAGAAGCAGAAGCTGGATCGTGACGACATCATTGACATCACCGATTTCGACGTGGTGATGTGGCTCAAGGGTGAGATGCGTCTCATGCTTGACGAGGAGATCGCTACGGCGTGCCTCATTGGTGATGGTCGTGACGTCATGGACGAGGACAAGATCAAGGACCCGGCCGGCGCCAACGAGGGTGCTGGTATCCGTTCGATCGCTGAGGATGACGACCTGTACGCAGCGTCGGTCTTCGTCAACTACAACGGTTCCATCACCACGACTGCCATCGTCGATGAGATTCTCAACGCGATGCAGTTCTACAAGGGCACCGGTTCGCCGACGCTCTACACGACCCGTAAGGTCGTTACTCAGTGCCTCCTCCTCCGTGATACGCAGGGCCGCCGGTACTACCGTACCAAGTCGGACCTCGCCGCGGAGATCGGTGTCGCTGATATTGTCGAGGTTGAGACGATGGAGCGTCGTCCCGACATCATCGGTATCATCGTGAACCTGGCGGACTACACGTTCGGCACGGATCGCGGTGGCGAGACGTCGTTCTTCGACGATTTCGATATCGATTACAACCAGTACAAGTACCTGTATGAGACTCGTCTGTCGGGCGCGCTGACCAAGATTCGGTCGGCAATCGTGCTCAAGGAGGCTGAGGGTGCTTCTCCGACGCTGGTTACTCCGACGGTCCCGTCGTTCGTTGAGGCGACTGGCGTGATCACCATCCCGACGCAGACTGGTACTGTGTACCGTCGTGCTGACACGAACGCGGTTGTTGCCGGCGGCGCACTCGCAGCGATTGCTGCTGGCGCGGAGCTGACGATTACGGCTGAGCCGGCATCGACGTCGTACTACTTCGCCAACAACGTGCAGGATGAGTGGACGTTCGAGCGTCCCGCTGCCTGATCGGAGCATAGTTAATGGCACGGTTCCACGGTAAAGTAGGTTTTGGTGAGTCTGTAGAGACTGCGCCAGGTGTCTGGGCCGATGCTATCACTGAGGTGTCATATTTCGGCGATGTTGTCCGAAATAATAGGTATCTCAGGGACGGAGAGAATCTGAATGCAGATCTTTCCGTTGGTAATTCGATCAGTATAGTTGCTGATGCGTATGCGAATGAGCATTTTCATGACATTCGCTACGTTGAGTGGGCGGGGGGCCTGTGGACAGTTTCGGCTGTCGAAGTGCAGGCTCCTCGTCTGCTGCTTACGCTTGGGGAGGTGTACAATGGGCCAACGGCTTGATCTCCAGACTCTTCTCGAAACCATCACCGCAACAGTGTACTTTCAGCCAACGATTAATACTCGTATGACTTATCCGTGCATTGTATATAAGCGATCTGATGAAGACGCGAAGTATGCTGGAAACAGATTGTACAACCAAACCAAGCTGTACCAAGTAACTGTTATTGATTTGGATCCTGACAGTACTTTGCCCGATACCGTGCGTAGTCTTCCTTTGTGTTCTTTTGATAGACACTACACGGCAGACGGTCTAAACCACGACGTGTTCAATCTCTACTTCTAGAAAGAAGGAAGTTAAATGGCTGTCCTTGAATGGGATGCAGTCGGCGAGCGGTTCTACGAGACCGGTGTCGACAAGGGCGTGCTCTATGTCCGCGATGGTGCGGGTGAGTACCCCCTCGGTGTGGCCTGGAATGGTCTCACTACGGTTACTGAGTCGCCTTCTGGCGCTGAGTCCAACAAGCAGTACGCAGACAACATCGTCTATCTCAACCTGATCTCCACGGAGGAGTTCGGCGCGACGATCGAGGCGTTCACGTACCCGCCCGAGTTCGAAGAGTGCGATGGTACGAAGGTTGTCAATGGTGTGGCGATTGGCCAGCAGGGTCGTTCGACCTTTGGTCTTGCCTACCGTACCCGTGTTGGCGATGACATCGATGGTGTCGACGCTGGCTACAAGCTCCATCTCGTGTATGGCGCACTTGCTGCTCCGTCTGAGAAGGCGTTTGCTACGATCAACGACTCCCCCGAGGCAATTACGTTCTCGTGGGAGGTTACGACCACTCCGGTTGGTGTCACTGGCGAGAAGCCCACGGCACTGCTGACGATCAACTCGACGACGGCAGATCCGGCTGATCTGGCAGCGCTTGAGGCTATCCTGTTCGGTTCGGTTGGCGATGACGCCCGCCTGCCGCTTCCGGATGAGGTCCTCACGCTGTTCAGCACGGGTATTACCAATGTCGACCTTGGTACGCCGGCCAACCAGCCGACTTACGTCTCGGGTACGCACATTGTTACGCTCCCGACGGTCACTGGCGTTCAGTGGAAGATCAATGGTGTCAACAAGGCCGCAGGCGCTCAGCCGGCGCTCACCGTCGGTCAGACGGCAGAGGTCACTGCACATGCTCTGACTGGGTACAACCTCCAGGGCAACGACAACTGGACGTTCGACTACTAGTATCTATGACAGGGGGCCAGAGAATGCTCAAGATTATGGTTGGAGCAGAAGAAGCGTTCGATGAAGAGACACAAGAGTTTGTCTTTCTCGGCGGAGTCGAGCTTCAACTAGAGCATTCTCTGGTCAGTCTGTCAAAATGGGAGTCAGAATACGAAAAGCCGTTTCTTGGTTCGGATGAGAAAACTCCAGAAGAACTTGTCGGCTATGTAAAAGCAATGTTATTGACTCCTGAAGTTCCAGAGGAAGTATTCACCAGACTCAACGAAGCAAACTTTACAGCTATTAATACGTATATTAATGCTAAGATGACTGCTACTTGGTTTAGTGAAGCACCTGGTGCGCCTAAAGCTAGAGAAGTTATCACAAATGAACTTATCTACTATTGGCTTACTGTGTTTCAGATTCCATTTGAGGTGGAGACATGGCATCTTAATCGTCTGTTTACTCTCATTCGAATCTGTAATGTTAAGTCAGCTAAGCCGCAGAAGATGAGTCGTTCGGAAATTGCTCATCGTAATAGGCAACTTAATGAGCAGCGTCGTATGCAGCACAAAACCAATGGGTAGAAAGGAGGTAGTATGTCTACGCTTGTTTGGGACGATAGAGGTTATGAAACTGGTATCGATCGTGGCGTTTTGTACCTTAATACAATCTACCCTGGGGTTCCCTGGAACGGACTTGTCTCTGTAGAAGAGTCTGCTGTTGGCGGAGAAATTGAGACAAAGCATCTAGATGGAATCAACTATCTTACCGTAGCCCTAGGTCGTTATTTTCAAGCTGTTGTATCTGCCTTTTCTGCTCCGCGGGAATTTTCAGATTACATTGGCGATAAGTTGGTGATTCCTGGATTTCACATCACACAACAGCCAAAACAAAGGTTTAACTTTTCGTATAGAGTTACAACCGATGATGGATACGATATTCACATCGTATACAATTGTCTGGCAAGTCAAACTGACGAAACCAACGCATCTATTGGTGAAAGTATTGAGCCAGAACTACGTAGTTGGACCTTTGATGCAACACCAGCAATTCTTCCAGATATGCGCCCGACCGCACATTTTATCATCAATTCAGTAAGTAATCCAACGCTAGTTGCTGAGTTAGAAGATCTCTTGTATGGAACACCAAGTCTTGATCCGAATTGCCCAACACCTATTGATCTAATCGCGATGTTCGATTGATGAGACTAACATGACACGTATAACATGGGATGAAACCAGTGAACGTCGGTTTGAAGTTGGAGTCGATCGTGGTGTTCTTTATGAGGGTCCCGGTTCTAACCAGCAGGGCTTTGCTTGGCCAGGACTCTTGGGTGTTGATGAACTAACCGATGAAGGTAGTACTCCATATTTCATTGATGGAGTGAAGTATCTGGATATTGAAACGCTTGGTGACTTTCAGGCTACAATTCGAGCTTTTACATACCCACCTGTACTTGATGCCTATATTGGTGTAGTAGATCAAGGTAATGGTTTGTTTGTCGATGATCAAACACCACAGCCATTTCATTTTTCATATCGTACACGAGTGGGTAATGATGTAGATGGTGTGGATTATGGGTATAAGATTCATATTATCTGGAACGCTCTATTGGTACCACAAGCCGTTGTGCATAACACGCTTGGAGCCGATCCGGAACTAGTTGAGTTTGCTTGGGATCTGGTAGCCACACCTACCCCTGTTACTGGATTTAAGCCAACAACACAGCTTGTACTAGATTCAACACAACTTGAGCCAGCGCTTCTATCTGTGTTTGAGAATGCACTTTATGGTACAGAGACCTCGGACGCATATTTGCCATCACTGGAAGAATTTGCTACCGCTGCTGGCATTGGCTTCGTGGTATACAATGGTGATGATACCTGGACGATCACGGCACCAGATGAGAACATCACTATGATCAGTGCAACCCAATTCGTGATTGCATCCAATGCTGAAGGTATGCCTGAATATTTGGATGCCGATACGTTTAGAGTTGAACTCACAAACTTTTAAGGAGAGTCAATGGGCAGTATTACTGGCCTCACAGCCGCTCGTATGCTGGCTATTGAGGCGGCAAGTGTTGTAGATGGAGATGTTGTAGGTGGTAATAGTCTTGTTCTAACTCGGCACGATGGATCTACTATTAATGCTGGTAATATTAGTAGACCAGCTGTAGTCACTGCACTCCCAGCAAGTCCGGCCGATGGTGATGAAGTATATTACCAAACGTCAGCAATGGCAACAGCAAATATTATGTGGCATTTGCGTTATCGAGCAGCGGCAGGAACATATAAGTGGGAATACATTGGTGGTTCTCCATTTATTACTGGCGTTGCTGGTGATATCACAACTACTTCTTCCTCTCGAGTGGAAATGACCGCCGGACCAACCATTGCTCTGCCAAAGGCAGGTAAGTATATTCTTTCTTTGGATGTGACTGTTGTTGGTCTAGCCACACCAGGCACGGCCCTTCATGGTATTAGATTGGATTCTGGAGCAGCTCCAATCACAGATTGTGAGTGGTCATCTCAGGTTGCTGGTCAGATGTATACTGGTGGGCAAGCTATTGCTACAATTGCTTCTGCTGGTACTTTGGGTGTTCTGGTTAAGAATGCTAATGGATTCTCTACTCGCTGGGTCGGAGCAACTCTCATGGCTCGGCCTGTAGCTGTTGGATAATTTATATTATGGGTATTACCGTTAAAAGCAAGGGAAATTGGGCCAGAACTAACGCATGGCTACAGGGTTTGCTTAGCGGTAAGCAGTATTCTGAATTGGCTAAGTATGGGCCAATTGGCGTTCGTGCTCTTGCTAGTGCAACGCCTAAGGAAACTGCTGAAACAGCAAATGCTTGGACATTCAACATCGAACAGAGTGCTGGTCGATACGTTATGTCCTGGACAAACACACATGTGAATGACGGTCAGCAAATTGCTGTGCTTCTTCAGTATGGACATGGTGTTCGTGGTGGTGGGTTCGTTGAAGGGCGAGATTACATCAATCCAGCAATGCGACCTGTATTCGATCAAATGGTAGCCGACATGTGGAGGGTGGTGACTGAGTAATGGCAAAGGGCGTTGACGATCGTATCGTTTCAATCTCATTCGATAACGCGAAGTTTGAAGCAAACGTCAAGGCGACGATCACATCGCTCTCGACGCTGGACGCCGCCATCCGCAAGGTTGGAACTGGCAGTGGGCTCGACAACATCTCGAAGTCGGCCAACAAGGTTGACTTCAAGAACCTTTCAGATCAGATTGATAAGATCAATGCTAAGCTTGGTTTTCCTGAGGGGACCAAGGGACTTAATGACATTGAGAATGCGTCGAACAAGACGCAATTGACTGGTATCTCAGGCGCCATCGATAAGGTTAAGCAGAAGCTTGGTTTTGGTGGCGATGCTACCAAGGGTCTTACCGACATTGAGAATGCGTCGAACAAGATCACATTTAGCACAATCTCTGCTGCAATTGATAAGGTTCGAATCAAGCTTTCTACTCTCGGTGGTGGCGACGAATTCGCTAAGATTGAGAATGCATCGGATCGTGTTACTCTCAGTGGCCTTAGTAGGGCTGTTGACGATGTCACCGTACATTTTGGAGCAATGCAAGCGGCTGGTCTTGCTGCTCTGGCGACAATTGTATCTAAGGCAACTACTGCCGGTGGTTCCCTAGTCAAGTCGCTTTCCGTTGAACCAGTATCAACTGGACTCAAGGAATACGAGATCCAGTTGAATGCCATCCAGACTATTCTTGCTAATACGCAAGCTTCTGGGGCAACACTTGACGATGTTAATTCAGCACTCAAGGAACTTAATGAGTATGCTGATCTAACGATCTATAACTTCGGCGAGATGGCTAAGAACATTGGTACGTTCACGGCCGCCGGCGTTGATCTTGATACAGCAACAGCATCGATCAAGGGTATTGCCAACCTGGCAGCGCTCTCAGGATCGAATTCTCAGCAAGCCTCAACGGCAATGTACCAGCTTTCTCAGGCAATCTCGTCTGGTCGAGTCAGTCTACAGGACTGGAACTCGGTTGTTAATGCTGGTATGGGTGGTTCTGTCTTCCAGAGAGCTCTGGTTCAGACAGCCCAGCAGATGGGGGCACTTAACGGAAAGACGGTTGAGTTCCGAGGAAAGATGAAGAACGCCATCATTGATGGTAAGTCTTTCCGAGAGTCAATCATGGCTAAGCCTGGTGAGCAATCTTGGCTCACTAAGGAAGTTCTGACTGGTACGCTTAAGCAGTTTACTGGAGATCTTACTGATGCTGAGCTTGCGGCTCAGGGATTTAGTAAGGCCCAGATTGATGCTATCCAGAAGCAGGCTCGAACGGCCGTTGACGCAGCAACGAAGGTTAAGACACTCTCTGGCGTAATTGATACCGCTAAGGAAGCTGCCGGATCTGGCTGGGCCGCTACTTGGCAGATTATCTTTGGTAACTTTACCGAGGCCAGAAAGACCTTCACGGGTATTTCAAATGCCCTTAATGGTTTCATTGGTAAGTCGGCTGAAGCTCGTAACAAGGTTCTTGGCGATTGGAAGGCACTTGGCGGTCGTACTGCTCTCTTTGAGGGACTAAAGAACGTCATCCAGGCTATTGGAGCGGTTCTTAAGCCGATCAAGGACGCCTTTAGAGACATCTTCCCGGCTAAGACTGGGCAGGATCTATATGACCTCACGGTTAAGTTTAGAGACTTTGCCGAATCGCTCAAAATAGGACCCGAAACCGCAGATGCGCTTAAGCGTACTTTCCGAGGATTCTTTGCTGTACTGGACATTGGAAAGACTGTCATTGGTAATATCCTCGGGATCTTCTTTAAGCTCGTGGGGATTACGGCGAAGGGCTCCGGAGGATTCCTGGAATTCACAGCTTCGATTGGTGACTTTCTGGTTGCTGTCCGCGATGTCATTACGCAAAGTGGAGCACTGAAGTCTATCTTCTAAGGTATTGGAGATCCGCTTGG